AAGTATTCCGGTGGAAGACATTTTAAAAGCATACATGGACGAATCCGTGGAAGAAGATGTCGTGGAAGAAGTCAGCGAAAAAGTAGTGCAGGAGCCAATCTATGAACCCGTTGCTTCTCCAAATCCGCAACCTGTACCATCTGACCCATCTTCTATACCAGTACCATCTGAACCATCTTCTGTGCCATCTGAACCATCTGTAGAATTAGGCGGTCGTCCAGTTGCTCTCACTTTTAATGACGTGGATTATGTGAAAACCGAAGATGGAAAAATAAATAATGTTATTGCACCTAAAACACTGGAAAGATTAGATGAAATAAGTGACAAAAGATATCAAGAACGGAAACAAATGGCAGAGGAAGAGGAAGACGATATGAAAATAAAAATCTCTGACGAAAGTTTTGAATTAGGAAACATAGATAAGGTGGAAGAACCTTCATTGTCACTTATTCCAGATTTATTGATTGATAATATAGAAATATTGGAATAGAAAATAGGATTGAAACAAGAGAAGTTTTTTTGCTATGATTATAATAAATGGCATCTACCCGTAATCGAAATACTCCTGGAAATTATTGTTTAGAACAATCAAAATATCACCATTCTGAACAATATTCTTTATATGCGAATTCACAATATGGTGCAGCATATCAAACCAATCTTCCTGGAAATGGATTATTAGCTGGCCAAATACCTGGAAATAAATTATCACACAATGCAGTGGAAACAGAATCTTTTTTGTTTGGTATTAACTCAACCAATTTAGTCAAACCGGCGCCTTGTTTTGTACCTGAAATTGCATCTTTACGTCCTGTCAATATATTTGAGAGAAGTCCTGTCTATATTCCAGAACCGTTTGTGTTGGAAGGCAATCAGCGACCATTCCCCAATTAAATTGGTTAGTGTAAAGACGGGTCGATACTATATAACCACTGTGTAACTTCTAAATGATTATTTTTACGACTCATTAAAAACGCTTCATTTAACGCAGATTTCTTAATCTTCGGGTTTATCGAATACAACCATTGTGCAACATGTAAATGACCATTTTCACAAGCACCAATAAAGGCAATATAATTTTGGGCATATATATTGATATTTGGTTTAATAGAATACACCCACTGTGCTACTTCTAATTGTCCATCCTGACAAGAATACCGAAATAATATTTCCTTATTAAATGAAGAATTTGGTGAAATATCATACAACCATTGTGCTACATGTATATGGCTATTTGCACAAGCACTCATTATTGCATTTCCTTTATTCACATTTGGATGTATAGAATATAACCATTTGACAACATCTAAATGACCCTCGCCAGAAGCACCCATAAACGCCGATGATATATCATTTATTGGAGTTATGGAATACATTCGTTTTGCTTTTTCTAAATCCCCATTTGAACATAATATTGTAAACTCTTTACGCAACTCTTCACGTTGCTCTTTGCTTATCTTCTTGCTCATTATCTTCAAAGTAGTATTTTTTGAAGATTTTTTCATTTTTTTTGTGTTAGGAACACAATTGCCTGATTTGGGCGGGTCTTGCCTGTATCCATTTTTGCACCTCATATATATATTATAATATTACATTCTAAATGATTATAATCTATTACAATTTTTATACACTAAATTTTATATATACTAATTTTTATCCAATCTGCAGGAAACAAGTCATGTGTAGTGCAATGGTTCATCGCAGGTCCAAACCATTGCGATGGATAATATACACGTTTGTTGTCCCATGGATTGAAATACGCCGCCCACCAACTGAAGGTACTATTCGCGATAATGGTATGATTGCAACAGCTTAACCATAGTAATTGTTCCCAATCCGTGCCTGAACCACGAATAAAAACCGCCTCTGGAAAAGTCATGGACAATTGTGTAATATGAGCATTCACTTCTTCTACATCCGCATCTTCGCAAAAATAGTAAATAGGTATCAGAACATCTGGGTTGTTTAAATTGTTTTTTATATTATATAATAAAGAACGTAAGGCGTCCATATAATATTCCACGGGTGCTAAAGGATAGCATTGTGTTAGTTGTTTGTAATCTCCAATGCGAAAATGCAATCCGATGGTGTTCTGAAAATCATCCATGGTTTTGCCGACGGAAATTAACCATTTTTCTCTTTTTTTAGAGAGAGATAATAATCGACAAATGGTGGAATAATGAGGTTTAAAATATTTATCGCTTTGATAATAACCACATAACATGATATTGTCGTTGGAAGTGGAGGAGGGTGGCAACACAATGGGCGTATAACTAAATTGTGGTTCTTTGACGAGTTGGAGAGAAGTGATGGGTAATTCATTCATGAGAAAAATGCGCAAATTGGACAAAATGGATGTCCAATAAGTGGGACGAATGGTTGTTGTACCTGCGCCGAGAGTTTCTACATTCAGAAACCGAAAGGTGTGATGATTTTCAATAGCACAAGCAATGGTGGCAAATATTTGAAACAATTGGTTTCCGAGTCCGCCTTTCAATTGACAAGTGATCATTCTTTCTTTTATAGCATGAGTTGGATTTATATTGCAATGTTTGTTTAATTTATTACAATCTTTTTCTAAATTATCTATAACAACGAAATGTCACCACCAGAAGTTTGGGGACCTGCTGTATGGCGTCTCTTACATACATTGGCGGAAAAAGTAAACGAAAATATATATCCTGCTCTCTCCAAAGAATTATTTCAATTGGTTGTGCAAATATGTAAAAATCTTCCTTGTCCAGATTGCGCAAAACATGCCTATTCTTCTTTGCAACGAATTAAGCGCGAAAATATTTATACCAAAACCGATTTTATCAATACGTTATATCTATTTCACAATTATGTAAATGTGCGCAAAAAGAAGCCACTCTTTAATTATGCCAATATTCATATGTATAAAAATGGACACTTAACCAATGTAATCAATGATTTTATACTGAAATACAACACCAAAGGAAACATGAAATTATTAAATGAAAGTTTTCAGAGAAATTTAGTGGTGAAAAATTTGAAAAAATGGATCGTGCAAAATATTCGTGCCTTTTATACCCCTAAAGTCATCCCCACTATCAAACCTACAGAACCAGAACCAAAACCAGAACCAGTTGAAACTCTTTGAAAAAAATGAATGAAATATACACAGAATTGCAGGAGTTGCTCGTCGCAACCACAACCACAACCATGTCAGCTTTTGTGTTACTCATCTTCCTTATGGCTATGTATCAAGTGTATGCTTATGAACCACACTGTCATTCTTGCAAATGGTTCATTCCTAGCGCAAACTCGTTGAGTGATTATGGATTATGTCGCATGTTCAAAAATACCTTTAACACTGATAAAGGTAATGTAGTCATTTATGATTACGCAAAACATTGCCGTTCCAATGAACACCAATGTGGTAAAACGGGATGGTTATTTGACTTGGATGAAGAAGACACTGAGGAATATGACGAGATAATTGTAAATGAAATGGAAGAAAAAGAAATTGATCGATTGTGGGAAAAATATAAAGAAATGAATGAAGAATTGAATGCCGAATTACACGACATTGATTTGGATGAATTGGATGAAATCGAGAGCATTATTCGTAAGTTGCAACATCATCATTAAGTTGCAAGTTGCAAGATAAAACTAGGTAGTGTAGTATGTAGTATAGTATAGTATGTAGTATATAGTATATAATTAACTTTTTTTGTCGGTTGTCGGTTGTGGTTCTGGTAAAATTGCATTTGCAGGAAAAGGTCCATCTTCTTCAAAATCGCCAGTCAAGCTATATTGTTTGGGGAAAACGGGGGGCAACTGGATACCATAACGTTGTTTAAAAAGCGCATCCCCTTGTTGAAACGCTGCCTTCCAGGTATTCGTGCCAAAATTTGCTTGCGCAGGAGGTGTGTATGAATTGGGATGTATTTCCCTTGCATGAGTTCCATAACCAGTTGTGAGTGGTGAATAAGTAGGTGTCACACCCACTGTTAATTTACCAGCATCGTCATTGGGTGACACGGTGGTGCTGGCACTGGCAGATGAAGTCGTATTGGAAGGTTGGCATCCAGAGCAATCTATGTCCGTCATACATTGTTGCCCTGTGATAGAACAACGAGAAGTGGGGCCACAAATATTATTACAACTGGTGGTTGTCGTAAGTGGCAAATTTACCGTTTGGGTGGGCGTGTCATTGACAGGAATAGGCCAAGACTGTAGTCCTTCTCGTGTTGGCAAATTTGAAAAGAAAAATAGTGTCATAATAAATGCAATCAATAAGAAAATGTAGGTCATCTAATAATAAATGATAAAATTAAATTGTTTTTTATACATTTGATAAAGTTCCTTAACATCAGGGATAAACAATAGAATGCAGTTGTGAAATATATGACATTATATGACAAGGATGAAAATAGGTTGTGAAATCACATCCTTTATACAGATTGCTTTGTGTCCAATCTGAATTCAAAACATAATTGACATTTTGCGAATAATAGGATTCTTCTGACAGCTTTTTATACCCAAATCTAGCGCCCATAACAGCACCAGATATCGCCATATTTGTATCTGTATCACCACCCATCTCCACCAATAAACGCATCAGTTCTATAAATAATCCATTATAGGTGACAGCAACAAATGCACAATAAAGGGCGTGCATAATCCATCCTTTATCTGGTCCATGGATGACACGACCAGTATTCCAATTTGGAAATTGCGATTGTTTCCATAATTCAGCAAATTGTTCCAAGTTTTCATTTACACTTTCAGACAATGAGGATATAATGCTTGGGACATCACATGTCTTACCATATAAGAAACAATGTAGAATTTCAATGTAAATAATATTTGCATACACACAGATCTTTGCAGGATTGGTTATTTCACAATCTTGAATAGTTATTTTTCTTCGTTCGGCGGAATTTAATATCAATGCAATTGGCGAACATCTCATCATACATCCATTGGATTGACTTACAGGTGCTTTTTGTTTGTGAACTTGATATGTTTTCATAAAGTTTCCGCTTGTCTTAATTCCACGAAACAACAATCTCGTGTTTTTACCCAACATGGAGGTATGGGATGCCCAATCAATATAATGCTTTATGGCATTCTCTACAGAATACCCTTCGCATATCACTTTTAACAAAACAACGGTCATCGTATTATCATCGGTGGTTTGTCCA